CTTCAAGAGCAATGTTTGAAAATGTTTATGCTTTATGCAACAACTATTCTCAGAACACATCTTTTTCTTTAGGGGTACCAGTTAACTCAGTCTTTGGAGATAACGAGGTTGATGCAAATGAGTCATATATAAAGTATGCAATAAGTGGACTGATTCAAAATACATACCTTTCGGGCATTGGGTCTTCAGAGCCACCAAAGTATGATATATATTTTGAAGAGTTTGGAAGCATCATGAGAGAGGCAGCAGTGTTTAATTTTAAATATGATAAAGCCTATCCTGCTTTGACTGCAAAGATTTCTCCAACATTTAATAAGATAAAGGGATATGTGGTTTCTGGTTTTAGAGCAGGATCGTATGGTGCAGAGTTTATGATTTTTAATGCAACAGATACAGCGCTTAGCCTAGATGAAACAAGTGGAAACTATTTAAGAGTTCAGGGAATTACGTTTACTCAGCAGTCAGACAATAACTTAACAGTTGATGAATACTTTAATAAAAACAGTCTTGAGTCAAACCCACAGTTTGTTGCTGATAAACTAATTTCAAACCCATATAAGTTTAAACAAGACTATCAAGATATTAAACTAAGCAGAATGACGTATGGCAAAAAAGATTTTTCTTTAGATACACCATATATTCAGTCACAAGATGAGGCATCAAGCCTAATGAAGTGGATGGTTGAAAAAACAACAAAGCCAAGAAAGTCTGTTGGTGTTCAGATATTCTCCATACCAACTATACAACTTGGAGATATTGTTAGTTTAGACTATAAAGAAAATGGTGTTAGCATGGCCTCAAATTCAAGTAATAGGTTTGTTGTCTACAACATAGAGTTTGCAAGAAATTCTGATGGGCCAGATATGAAACTATTTTTAAGTGAGGTTTTATAATGATTAATCAAATTGATGGCGGTGGATCCGTAGAGGCAACAGCATCGCTTCCCAAAGCCCTGGTGTCAACTACTAATGACTCAGTAAAAATTGCAACGCCAGATTTAATTCTTTTTAATGATGACACTATGTCTATTGAAATAATGACAGACCTTATCTTTGAAGATATAGGTGGGTATGAACTTGCAACCATATCTAGGCATGATTTGATAAATGGTCAAAAGGTTATTTATGCCCCAATTAAAAACCTAACAGACCTTTATTTACAGTACAATCCAAACAATGTTTTAAGGTTACAGTCTTCTGACTCTTACTTTAAGTCTTTATCGCTTTCTATATTTGACCACCTTCCAATCTGCGGTACTGGGTATGATCTAGTTGAGAAGGCTGGAGAGCCAGATCGAACAAAGTGGACCAAAGTCCCCAACTGTAAATCTGTATATATCGACCCATTAACAGGAGACCTGATTATTAATCTAGTTAATGTTAAAGAAAACGAACAGGTAGAGATTCAGATTTTGTCTAGTGGAGAAGTTTTTGATGATACAATATATGATGGGAGCAATTAATGATAACTAATATAGGTAAAAATCTTTTAGCCAAGTATCTTGTAGGACAGACTCAATCATATGCGTCTCACATTGCTGTGGGCTGTGGGCCCACCCCAGTGGCTTCAGATGGGGCATTTCAGGACTACTCACAAAAGAAGTCTTTGGACTTTGAGATGTTTCGTGTTCCAATTATATCTAGGGGTTTCGTAAATGAAAACGGTATAGACAAAGTAGTCCTAACAGCAGAACTACCAACAGAAGAAAGATACGAGATCACAGAGGTAGGAATCTTTTCTGCTGCATCAAACCCAGTCGCTGGATCTTTTGATAGTAGAAACATATTTTCATTTGCAGAAACAGATAACTGGCTATATCAGCCATTTGGATCTGCTGCAATAGATATACCAGTCAGGTATGGTCCTCTTGATGGAGAATCTGAAAACGGTATAATAAATCAAACAGTTAATGTTTTTGCAACAAACGCAGATAACAAAATTTTTACACAGTCAGATAGAGTAGCAAGACACGAAAGGTGTAGGTTTTTAAATAACATAATTGCTATTGTTGGAAATGATTCTACTTTAACAACAAACTCTTTAGGAAAGATTCAGATTGGAACAGGCTCTAAATATATTAGACTTAATGAAACAACCGTAGATCTTACTAAGAACAGTCCTTTGGACGAACTAAGGCTTGCATTTTCTGTTGTTAACAAGGTTGCAAACTCAAACACAATACCAGACAATGTTAAAATATTGTTAGAATTTTCTCATGCAGGATTAAACGCAACTCAGGAATATGCTAGGTTTGAAGTAAATATTGATGACGAAGGATACCTTGCTGGTACAGCAACAGAAAAAGAAAACTTTGCAACCAATAGGTATATTGTGGCTACAAAAGCACTTAAAGATTTAAACAAGACAGATAACTTTGACTGGAGAGAAACAGCCTCTGTAAAAATTTACTCATGTGTTACTGAGGCTGGATCCCCATCAGACCTATTCTATGTTTGCCTAGATGGTTTAAGACTTGAAAATATTACATCAACAAACTCACTGTACGGTCTTACTGGTTACTCTGTAATTAAGAGCATAGCGTCAAAGCCTATTGTAAAATCAGCAAATACAACAAATTATATTGAGTTTAGATTTGCTTTGGATGTTGTATAATGGCTGACAAGGGAATCAAAAATGTTATTATTAAAAAAGATTTGCTTGGCAAAGTAACCTCTTCAAATTCTAGGGTCGTTAGATTTAGGATCGTTGCTGAAGATAAAAATAGAAAGTCTGCATACTCACAAATATTTATTACTGGATCAGATGTAGTTGTTGGGGGTCCAGGAGATATCAATATTATTGGAAATAGTATATTTGTAAATTGGGGTGGAAATGCAGAAATCAGGCCAGCAATAATGTATGACGTATTTGTGGGCTTTGATGGAGAGACTCCAAAATTTATAGCATCAACTGGAGGATCAAGTTATTCTTTTTTAAAAAATGGAACACAGTCTGTTAGAGTGATCGTTCAGCATTCATCTACAGGGGCAAAACTTGTAGAAGGTTTGTATCAGTATGATTCTGGAATCGTAAGTCTGGTATAATTATATTATGGCAATTCTACCTGTACCAGAGCGAGGACAACCTTTAGACGTAACATATATCTATCAGATTGTTAAGGCTATTAATGATCTTTCTACGCAAGTTTCTCCATCAACTTATAAGTACGTAACTGTAGACACACCAAATGCTGGAAAGCAAAGCGTTAAGGCATCTGAGGCAAGAGTTATTGGAGGCTATGTTCAGGTAACAACAAGCACAACACAAACTGCTGGGTCTTCACAGCCTTTTTCATATGACTTTCCAAGCGAGTTTAAGTTTGCTCCAGTAGTAACTGCAACACCCGTAAACGTTGGAAATACAGATGCTGGTAAAGATGTGACAGTTACATTAAAAAGTGTTTCAACTTCAAAGGTTGAAGGCACAGTTAAGTTTAATGCTGGAGGAGACACAAGTATTGGTATTAATCTAGTAATTATCGGAATACCAAATTAATGATTAAATGTACAAAATGCAATGGAAGAATGTTTATAGATAGGCAGTATACAGAAATAAACAACCTAGAACTATACTGCATTCTTTGCGGAAAGAGAAAGTTTTTTCATCCACCTAGCAATTCTCAGGAGGGTCAATGGTTACTAAAAAGGGAACAATTGAGAGCGAAAAATACAATGAGTCACCTGTAATACCAGGAAACAAAAAAGTTTGGTTTCTTAACGGGGACTTAGTTAGAATTCATCATTACAACCACTCTAACGGAATCATGTCTGTTTACAACATAAACAAAGATCAGATTGAAAGTTGTTTGATTAGTGATTTTAAAAATAAAAGAGAACGAGCATACACTGTCGGCCAGACTGCTGATTTAGTTAATAGGCATAAAAAATATATGCCATCATTAATGAAAAGAGGAGTCATTCCTTTTCCAACTGGATCTCAAAAAGGTGGAGCAAGAGGTTTTCAGGTAAGATCATATTACTCAGAATCACAGGTAAGGGAGATTCGTGATATACTTGCTACACACCATATTGGTAGACCAAGAAAAGATAAGTTAGTTACAAATGATATTACGCCCAGCAAGCAAGAGTTGACACGAAGAATGGGCGATGGTATACTTACTTATAGAAGAACTGAAGATGGACGATTTGTTCCAATTTGGAATGAGTCTATTTAGCGAAGGGTATAAAATGTCAGACAGCAATTATGTAGTAACAAATGAACCAACAAAGGTATCTGTAACACTTGGATACACATTAAATCTAGGAAATTTCCAATCACTAAGACTTGATCTTGGCGTTGTTGATAGTTCACGCAATGGTGAGACAGTCGATCAATCTTTTGAGCGTGTTTACAAGTTTGTTGAAGACAAACTAACTGCAAAGATTTTAGAAGCCCAATCGGAGGCTGCTGAAGGATAATGGCAGAACGCAAAGACCGTATGGCTTTGCTTTCAAGATACAGCAAGTATCATACCGCAAGGTACGAATCAAAGCCATCCCTAAACCTAAATGTAGAACAGTGGGCTTCAGATGCCCTTGTTGAGTCATACACATTGCCAGGATGCTACGATATACTTGAGTATTACTTTTCAGTTGCAGAGAACCCGTCATGGAACTACTTTGCATACAACGCAGAAAAAATATTGCAGGCAAAAAGGGATAAAGTTAAAGACGATGAAGAGAGAACAGAGCGAAGACGAATGGCTAAGGAGTGGTTAAGTGAATAATACAGAGGCAAAACTACTTACCGCTGTTTTAAAAGATAAGCAGATCCATGTTCTTCTTCAAGCCAATGTGGACAACCTTCTGAGAACCCATGGAGACATTTGGAACTTCCTAAGACTATATTTTGAGAATAACTCAGTACTTCCTCCAGCAGAACTAGTCACTGAAAAATTTAGAGACTTTGAACCAGTGGCTGGCGTTGGTGCAACAAAGCATCACCTTGAAGAACTTCAGGGAGAGTATCTAACAGATAGCCTAAAGGATATAATCAGATCAGCAGCATCTGAGATTCAAAATAATAATGGAACTGGTGCCCTAAATGAATTAATTACAAAGACTTCGGAACTAAAAAAGAATACTGCTGCAATCAGGGATATTGACGTTACGGATCTTGAATCTGCCGTTGCTTACTTTGAAAATGTTAAGAAGCAGCAAGCGCTAGGATTGTCTGGAATTAAAACAGGACTTCCAGGGTTTGACAATTACCTTCCTTCTGGAATTATGCCAGGACAATTAGGTGTGTTCCTTGCCTATCCAGGAATCGGAAAGTCTTGGCTTGCACTATACTTTGCTGTACAGGCATGGAAGCAGGGTAAGAGCCCAATGGTTATTTCTCTTGAAATGTCTGAGACAGAAGTTCGTAATCGTGTGTTTACAATTATGGGTGAAGGTCGTTGGTCACACAGAAAGATTAGCAATGGTGAGATTGAGATTGATATGCTTAAGGATTGGCATGCAAAGAATCTTGCAGGAAAGCCAGAGTTTCACATTATCTCAAATGATCAGGGTGGAGAAATTAATCCCTCTGTTCTTCGTGGAAAGATTGATCAGTACAAGCCAGACTTTGTAATCGTTGACTATCTTCAGTTAATGGCTCCTAACCAGAAGTCAGATAACGAAACGGTACGAATGAAGAACCTTTCACGAGAACTTAAACTGATGGCTATTGGTGAAGAAGTACCTATTATTGCTATCTCATCTGCGACACCAGATGATGTCAACGACCTCTCTACGGTACCTACGCTGGGTCAAACAGCATGGTCTAGACAGATTGCTTACGATGCTGACTGGGTCCTTGCTCTAGGCCGTGGAACGAATAGTGACATCATTGAGTGTGCCTTTAGAAAGAACCGTAATGGTTTTATGGGGGACTTCTTAGTTCAGTGCGACTTTGACAAGGGATACTATAGATATAAAGACTTTGAAGATAAGTAGTTATAATATGGTATGTCAAAAAAGAGTGCTAACACTTATGATTCATACCATCATAAAACCATCAAAAGGTTTTATCTTGATGGAATAATTCATGATGACTCAATGATCGGTAGACTTAAAGATGAGTATATAAGGTTGTTAATATCGGAAATGAAATTGAGTGGGTATGTGCCAAGAATTGATCTTGACCCAGACTTTACGATAGGGTATAATGAGATAAAGAACTTTTTTGAATTTAAATTATCTATACAGGCAGTTTACGCAGGGAAGAGGAAAAGCGAATGGATAGCAGGAATAGACGGAACAACCCCAATCTTTATTCCGCAGAACAAGTCAAGCGAGTCCTTACAGGATCGGGTATTACCGTAGAGTCTGAACTTGATGCAGACTTCATGATCTTTTGTCCATTTCACAATAACCACAGAACCCCAGCAGGCGAAGTACAAAAAGACAGTGGCATGTTTTTCTGCTTCTCTTGTCAAAAATCTGCAGACCTTATAGAACTAGTTATGCATACATCTGGAAGAACTTATTTTGAGTCTGCTAGATTTATTAAGAGCAAAGAAAAGTTAACTAATCTTACTACAGAAATTGATAAGGCTTTAGTAAAAGAAGAGCAGTACAAGATGTTTGATGAACTAATCATTAAGAGATTGCATAATAATCTTATTGCTTCTGAAAGAGCAAAAAATTATTTTACATATAGAAAAATTGAAAAACAGTCATGCATCAAATTTGTTTTGGGTTACTCAGAAAAGCAAGATATGGTTACGGTTCCAGTTCATAGCCCAGACGGAATAACTTTAGGGTTTGTCGGCAGATCTATTGAAGGAAAAGATTTTAAAAATACTCCAGGCCTTCCAAAAAGTAAAACACTTTTTAACTTGCATAGAGTCAAGAAATCTGATAGAGTATATGTAGTGGAATCATCATTTGATGCTATTAGGCTTGACCAGGTAGGTCTTCCAGCAGTAGCAACACTTGGTGCAAATGTATCAAGCACACAAATAGAATTGCTTCAGAAATATTTCAACAACATTATTGTTGTTGCTGATAATGATGAAGCGGGAGGAAACATGAAAGATAGAATAGTTGAAAAACTTTCTAGTCGTGTTTCCGTTATTAAACTAAACACTCAGTATAAAGATATTGGAGACATGCCAGACGAAGAACTTAGAAACCTAGAGTTCCAGTTTGACAAATCTATATCACTTATGCTAAACTAATATAACAACCAAAGGAGAATAATATGAGCGTAGTAAAGGGACTCAAAAACATCAATGCCCTGCTCGACAAGCCAAAGTATGAAAACGACGGGCCAAAGGTAAAGTGGCTAAAACTTGCAGACGGTCAATCAGTAAAGATCCGTTTCATTGAAGAACTCGATGAAGACTCTGCAAACTATAACGAAAAGCGTGGACTAGCACTTGTTGTTAAGGAGCACGTAAATCCAAAGGACTACAAGCGCAAGGCTGTAGATACAATGGAATCAGAAGGCCGTGACTGGGCAGAAGAAATGCACCGCAAGGATCCAAAGGCAGGATGGCGTGGCCGTCTTCGCTTCTATTGCAACGTACTAGTTGACGATGGAATCGAAGCACCATACGTTGCTATCTGGTCAATGGGTATCAGCAAGCAGTCATCATTTAATACAATTCGTGAGTATGCACTTGAAACAGGTAGCATCTCAAACGTAATGTGGAAGTTAAAGCGTAATGGTCAGGGAACTGAAACTAATTACACACTTATTCCATCAGCACCAGACAAGGAACCATTTGATTGGAAGGACATTGAGCCTTATCCTCTTGAGTCAGCACTTAAGAAGATTCCTTATGCCGAGCAAGAAGCATACTATTTGGGCTTTGATGGCCCATCTGTAACTTCATCTACCAACGCAGATTGGTAATATGAACTACGTAGGCTTACATGTCCACACCCATTTTAGTTTATTTGATGGGATTGCTACTCCAGAAGAATACGTGAACCGTGCAGTTGAGTTAGAGATGCCTGCAATAGCCATCACTGACCACGGTACTTTATCTGGGCATAGGGAACTGCACCGTATTGCAAAAGCAAAGGGCATTAAGCCAATTCTAGGTCTAGAAGGATACATGTGTGCAGACATATCTGATACACGAGATAAGTCTGAAAGAGAAGGTCAACAAGATCTTGTCTACAATCACATTATCCTTCTAGCCAAGAATCAAATTGGTTTGGAAAACCTTAACAAGATTAGTGAACTATCTTGGACAGATGGTTTCTTTAAGAAGCCAAGATTTGATTTTAGTATATTAGAAAAATATAAAGAAGGAATTATTGTTTCTTCTGCTTGCCCAAGTAGCGTTTTAGTTAAAGCACTTGAGGAAGAAGAGTTTGCTCTCGCAAAGAAATATATCTCTTGGTTCAAAGAGCGCTTTGCTGACGACTACTACATTGAGGTT